GTCCTGATTCAACTTGTTTATAATCTTTATCTGCTGATCCCATTTCAAAATTTCCTGTCACACTATTATCAGAGACATCATACATTTCTTCGATTTGCTCTTTTTTACGAAACACTCTGTATCGACCAGGTTCTATTACCCTTATCTGGTCATAAACCTTCTCACCAAAATCTCCATCAGGCAATACAGCCTTTTCTGCAATTCGAGCCTGTATAAGATTCCCATAATTAGATTCTCTATCTAACCTCCAACCATATAAATTATTAGGGTCTACTTCAATCCAATAAGGTCTACGATTTTGCTGTCTTTCTTCTGCCAAGCTTAATGCACCAGAAGGTGCAGGATAATCTACAAGAATATGACTTTGACCATAAGTAAGAGAACACATTAATATTCTTCTTGCATATTCATCTAAATCAGAACCACAACCATCAACATCCATTTTGAACATCTCTGTCCAATAAGGATCTCCTATAAGTGATATTGGTTTTCTTAAAACTAAACCTGTAGCTGCTCTTATTAATCTTTGAGTGAAAGGACTAAATACTGCTCTATTTACTCTTGCAAGATAAGCATCATAATCTTCTCTTGGTTCTAATGGTAAAAATGCTTCACTATTTTCTCTTAAATATTCAGTACCTTCAGTAACAGCTTTCATTATTTCCCAACCTTTCATCATATCTAGGACAGCCCTAGTACGAGTAAAAGGACTGTCTATCCCACCTACAGAAGTAGATGAAACAATATTGGTTCTAATTGGTCCTGGTACTGCGTAGGTCATAAGTTACCACTTGGTTTTGTTAGCCCAAAAAGCTGCCGACATTTTGCCTTTTGCTATATTTTTAGCATGACGAGCTTTAAAAGCCTTACGTCTTGCCTTTTCTTTTTCGGTTTGAGGATTTTTCCCTGCACCAGATACACCCTGTTGACCATAGCGTATTAACTTTATTTTATCGCCTTCCTTCGCTAATACAACATGAGATTTCGTAGGGTGACTAGGAGTCCTCTTGGGTTTGTTATAGTCAGAAAATTTAACACCTCGATATGTAATCACTTCTTTTTACCCTTTTTAGCCTTAGTTTTTGTCTTTTTACCCTTTCTTACGCTGGATATGTAGCCCTGACATCTTTTCATCGCAGCAGATTTAGCCATTTTGGATAATTTTACACCTATTTTAGTATATTCTAAACGCAGTCTGTCCTAATGTCTCAGGTTTTGCCAAATTAAACTGCTGTAAACAAAGATAACCAAAAGCATCAAAAGCATGATCTACACCTAAATTCTTGTTAGGCAAACCTGTATTTGGTGCATAAGTTAAAGTTCTAAGTGCTTTTATTAATTCTTTACATCTAGGATGAATTAATGTCCTTCTTTCTCCATCAGCATCATACAAAGCAGTATTAACAGCAGTAATTTTATCTCTAATCCTCCAAGGTGATCTAGGACTCATAACAGTAAAACCATTTCTTCTTAAAATCGTATGATCTGTAACTCCCACCCCACTTGTTTTTCTTGCACTACCCGTAGGGTCAGGACAGGCAATAACTCTTCGATCTACCCCATATCTTCTTACCACTTCCTCTGCAAAATCCCAAGTTGTAGCACCTCCTGTCAGCATTATCTCGTCAAAGACATATAGTGTATTATTATGTTTTACAGCACAAATTCCTGCCATAGGATCAACGTTAAAATCTAACCCAATTAACAGAGGAAGCATATGTAAATCCTCTACTTCCTTATCAATATTCTCATCACTGAAACTAATAGCAACCAAACCAGTTAAATTTTCAAAACTAGCTTCAAATTCCTGTCTAAATGTCCTTGCATCTAACTGACCTCTAGCTGCTTCAACTTCTTCTGGTTTTACATTACCCCCTTCAATAGTTGTAAAGCTCCACCTTTGCCAATCATCCAGTTCCTGTTCACCACAAAAACACCACATATCATAAAACCAACTCGCAGTACCATCAGGTGTCGATATGAAAAGTGCCCAACCTTGTTTATCTGCCAAAGCTGGTCTAATTACCTCTGCCCATACATCCCTTTCCATAAACGCTGCTTCATCCAATACAACCCCTGCTAAACTTCTACCCCTCAATGCCATAGCATTTTCTGTACCCTTCAACTCAATACTCGACCCATTTATCAAATCAATCCTTAAATCTGTCTCATTTTTAGCCTTAATCCAAGTCTTAGGAGTCAATCTCTTTAATTCTTTCCACGCAATATCCTTTGCCATCCTATAAGTAGGAGCACAATAGAAATAAACTTCACCAGGTCGATTGATAGCTCCTCTGAGCAACTCGATACAGGATAAATATGACTTCCCAAACCTTCTTCCAGCAACCAACAACCGAAATCTTTTCTCACTATTGAACACCTCCCCCTGTGCGTACCTTAAACTGACTTCATTAAGACTCATATAACCCTTTTTTTCATAATATTACTCATTTTCTTTCGCATTTCATACTTTTAAGGCTATCATCAGAATATTAACCCCCTCAAAGACTAAGTCCGTGGCTGAATCTTTTATTAACAATCTAAATTACGACCTTCCAGCACCTCAACGTAAACCTCGTGTTCAAAAATACACAGGAGGTACTAATTCAAGAGCAGTTATAGAAGCTAGATGCCAAAGACTTTACTCAAAACAACTAGAAGGTAAAACAACCAGACAACTAGTAATAGAACATTCTCATAGAGAAGGCATTTCAGAAACTACAGGTTGGGCTGATTGGAATAAAGTTAAAGAATGGAATGATCAAGATTGGTTGAAAGAAAGAGAAAAAATGATTCCTCGCTTACAAGCAATGCGTATGAGACTCTTCAATAAAGCAATATCAAAAGGTCAGCTTCAAACAGCAGCACAAATACTAGACTCTCTTGGCAAAGTCGTAGGTGAATCCGTAGAAACAGTCAACATCCAAGCTCCAGAACTTGCAATACGCATAGAACCAAAGCAATAAACATTTGCAGAATATATTTAGGTTACCCGCTAACCTGTGTCAGATCGCAAAATTTTGCAACTGTACCCCCTATGTTAAGTTTTATTACAATTATCTATAATTATCTATATCTTTATAGATTAGTTGCTATAATAAGGGGGAAGGGGAAGGTGTAAAAGATTTTCCTCTGAACCTTGAAAACTTCATACTAATTAAACTCATGGATACAGTAATTGACACACACACTGTCTGTAAATCTACTGAAGCTAACAAAGTAATTTTAAAACATCTTAAAATAGACTTTGAAGAAGTTGAAAGTAGAAGATTTAAAAATAAATACTTGAGACTTTTAAGAGATTCAAAAGTATTTTCTGATCAGTGGGACATGATAGAAGAGTTGAATCGCTGGAGAGTAGAAAATTTTCTAGATATCATTCTAAATGATTAACCTCTAGTACTCTTTAAATCAATTCCAAGGGGTGTAATTATCTTTAATAGATAAATACACCTTTTACAACTAATAAGCCTTTACAGGCTGACTCAAACTAAACAACACTAAATTAATTAAAGTTATGTTTACTGCTGAAGAACTAAAACACATTTTACAAGAGATAAAAGATCTCTATAAAAATCAAATCAGTTCTAAAAATGAAAAAAAATTAAGACTATCTATTATTAACAAAATAGAAAATAGTACGGATTTTTTAAACTGTGATTTAACAGATACTGAAGAACCCTTTTAAAGATTCCTTAAAGGGTAGCTAATACCCTTTAAAGAGTCCTTAAGACTCTAATTCAAATTACTTTATTAATTAAAACTATGTTAAAAAACTTTGTTATCTGGTCGGGCTTTTATGCCTTATCTGGGATAGTTCTAACTAGTGTTATTACTGAAAGTCTAAATAAGAGTACTTTCAATGCATGTAAAGCAAACTTAAATAAGTACAATGCAGCATGTCAACAAGTATTAAAAACTGGTAGTAGTTACCAACAAAAACAAGTTAAGACAATACTTGCAATAAATGAGTTAAAAGGTATATAATTAAATATACCTTTATACAATTTTATTTAATTAAACTATGAACAATTCAATTTATTTAGAATTAAAATTATTTCTTAATTTATCCGATATTGAACTCGCAGAAGTATTAGAAAAATTAGAAACTTTACAACATATAGAAGTATTTAAAGAATTAAAAAAAGAAATTCTTATAAAATACGAATCACAAAAGGTATTAACTAACTCTTAAAGGGTTAGTTTTTTTTTATTCACTTTATTAATTTAAAAACTATGTTTACTGTATTTGTTAGAAATTGGTTTAAATATAATCCTAGTGTTATTAATGAGCTTGATAGTTCATTAAATGGGATTGAACCAGACTCAAGAGCTAGAAAGTATAAACTAGCTACTTTTAAAACTGAGAATGAAGCGAGAGAGTATGCGAAAGAATATAATAGAACACATAAAAAAGGAAGATTAAGAAGACAAGCCGAATATACTCAATATTATTAAAAATATTTTCTTATAGCCTCGAATTAATCGAGGTTATAAAAAACTATTTTTTATAAATAGTTTTATTTTCAACTTACATTAATTAAAAAAATGAATGAAGCAATTATTAATGAGTCTAAACTCATTAACGAACTTAAAACAGTTCCATTAAATCAAGAAACACCTTTTAAATTTTATAAAGGGTGTATATGTCATATGCACTGGGGATGGAATACTACTAGAAATTCTTTTTATGTAGTTACTAGGTTAACTGATCACTATGTTTGGTTTAAAGAGATACCTAGTCAAAGGTTAAAAACTGAATATAGTAAAACTTGGGGATTTCAAAAGGGTTACGAAGTACCACTAATTAGGGTTATAGATAAAAAAGTAATACCAATTGAGACACATGGGGGAGAATTTAGATTAAGGCGCAAAACTTGGGGTGATGATCATGTGTTTAAGAATGATATAGGTAAAGAATATTGTTATATGAAAAGCCACGGTTTAATCGATGGATGGGATGGAAAGATTAAAGAATACGATCATATGGACTAAATAAAATGATAGATAACAATAAAATCTATAAATTTATAGATAAAGATTTAATTAATGGTTATTGCTTTATTAGTGGTAAAAAATTAAATCAAATTTTAGAGGATAGTTATAAACAAGTTAAAAAACTTAAAAAATAATACTTGCTTAAAGGGATGTTTTAAACATCCTTTTATGAAAGTATTTTTTTACTTTCAATTAAAAACTTATTTTATTAATTAAAAATGAAAAAAGAATTATTTAAGTTTGGGGTGAATAACTCTAAACTTAAGAATACTATTACTTTTAGCAAAAGTAGTGGATTAACTTGCCCAGCAGCTAACAAGTGTAAAGCCTATGCACATATGAATGCCCAAGGTAAAAGATCGGTTAAAAGGTTTAAAGATACTGAATTTACTTGTTATAGTGCAAGTTTAGAGGCTTTATATCCTAGTTTATATAATCTTACTAGACATAATACGGGCTTATTGAATGAATATATTAAAAAAGATGATTTTAACGGGTTAGTAGAATGTTTTAATGTGTCTTTAAATAGTAAAAGAAGTAAGAATATAAATTTAGTTAGATGGAACCAGTCAGGAGATATATATACAAGATTTGAACTTGAAGCACTTAAAAAAGTAGCTTCAATGAATAAAGATTTAATATTTTATTTTTATACTAAGAATTTAATATTATTTCCTAGTAATAGATCTATAGAAAGCAATATGAGAGTAGTTGCAAGTTATGGAGGGAAATATGATTATTTAATTAATAGAGGTTATTTCAAGAGATTTAGTAAAGTTGTATTTAGTGAGAATGAAGCAAAAATATTAAACTTGCCTATAGATACCGACGATACACACGCTTATGAAGATAAGGGTGCTAACGGCTTCGCTCTTTTATTGCATGGTACTCAAGAGAAGAATACAAAAGCAAGTGAAGCTTTAAAAGAAATAAGAAAAAATAAAAAATTAGCTATTGCTTAGATTTTAAAAGTAATAAGAATAAGAGTTTATAAAGCATATCGTTATTATTAGGGGTTATCTCATCAACTTGAGATAACTTTTGATGCTTAATGAAAGATTTAAACTCATTATTGGTTTTTATGTCGTGATCATGAATCAGATTTTTAATAAATGACATTAAAGGCGAATTAGGGTTGATTAGTATACTAATTAGTGTATACTAAAATATATAATTATACAATTAATTAATCATGAATGAATCAAATTTACGTTTATCAAACGTACAACAAAAAGCTATTAAAGCGTTAGCCAAGGCCGATGCTAGACCAGTTAAGCAAATGCTATCAATGATTCTCAAAGAGGGTTTTTATTGGATATTTTGTGAGCATGGGGAGAATATTCAACCTTATCAAGGATGGCCTAGTGATTGGGAAAAAATTAAAAAAGAATTAGAGCAGGAATATAAAAAAGCTATGGAGGTTAAATAATGAACTATAAACAAAGATTTAAAGATATGCCTATCGATAAGGCATGGACTAACGAAAGTGAGAGAGAGCTTTTTATACAAAGAGTATCTGATTTAGCTTTTGGATTAGATGCTATTGAACGTGGTTATTCAATGGAAGCAGTATTAGAGCAATTAGAAGAATTTTCTGATAATGCACTTAAATGGGAGGAAAGAGAAGAATGAAAATAATTAAATTATCCGATAAAAAATTCTGGCAATTACAAAAATATGTCAATGATCATGTTGAATTTATTAATGATAGTTGTGCAGGATGTAACGACAATGATTTATTAGAAGAATTAATGAAAAAAAGCAAACCTATTTTTGATTTACAAGAATCAATGATGGAGGCTGAATAATGGTAAAAGAAAACCCTAATAAAGAATCCTGTAGAGAAAGAATGAAAGAACTTATTAGGATTAAAAAACTTAATAGGAATCAAGTAGTTAAAAGGTGTATGAGGGAATTTGATGATGTT